TGCGTCATTTAATCAATAATCTTTTGCAAATCATTTTATTGCATACGATTATTCAATATAAATCATTTACCATGCATATTTTTGAATAACAGCATGAATATCAAAACCCAAGCGATAACCCATATTGATATTCGCATCAAAAGCAGTTCCGATGCTATCTGTTTTAATATTTCTTCCACGTTGCTACCTGCCTTTAAGTCACATTTGCTTTGTATTTAGCAACCGCATCCTCGCAATCATATTTGCTGATCCATGCTTCGATACTCATAAGGAAATATGGTTCATCACGCTTCAACCCTTCTATCTGCACAGATGGTCTGATGCCGTAGACTTCTTTTCCTTTGAAAGCATCCCATTTAATTATCTGCCGTTTGTCTTTACTGTACTTCAAAGCAGTAACCCCGTTAATAACAACCTTGCCGTTGTCAGCACGTTTAATGTTGATGTGGACACCATATCCGCAAAGGTCTGACAATTTATCAATCGTAATGTATTCCATACTATCCCTTCTTTCTTCGTTAAAGCGTCATTTTAGTTCGCAATACGCTTATATTGTTACCTAAAGCGCCGGTCTTTCCCGGCTGTCACAGGTCTTCCCCTGTCGCCAGTCGTTTGATCGTCCTCACCGGGATTATCAGCTCCCGGTCAGCTGAATTATTGATGCGCGTGGCCGGAATTGAACCGGCCAGCAGCGGCACGCCCTTCAGCCTGCTACAGGGAGCGAACCTGCCTTTCTTTTCAGGCCTCCGGCACTGCCCCGTCTGGCCGCGCATGATCTATCAGCTGTCTGCAAGATCAACCCGCTGATTCCCTGGCAAACGGACCTGCTTATCGCTGTCATACAACGATTCGCATTCATATGCTTTGTAGCGCTTTACATAATCGCCTGACGCATCAACGATGAATATCGGATCTGTACCTTTCTTCCGCCATACATCCGGTTCATCCGGCAGCGTAAAGAAATCAGCCATTCCAAGGTTGCAAACAAGTTTGGATTTTGCCATAATCTGCTCCTTTCTCTGGAAACCAAGGCAACCAAGAACCGAGTTTTCCTATATACCCAATACGAAAAAGATTTTTTTATCTTTTTTTGGTTTCTTTGGTTTCCAATAGGATATAAGTATTGATTTTGTTGAATTCTTCTGGAAACCGACTGGAAACCGACCTGGAAACTGACGGAAACCGAATCATCTCCACAGAGCTGCATAATTGTCTTTTCGGAATGCTTTCTGCTTTCCCCATTGCGTAGCGATCGGATTCGGGCACTGAACCCATCCAGGAATATTCGTGATGATCTGCGTAATCTCAATCGAATCCTTCCTGGTCGGTTTGCTCTCTTCCGGTTCTCCAAGCGCACGGTGCCACAGCTCTATCACGCTCACCGTCGCGCCTGCCATCTTCTTTTGATCCTCCAGGTACTGCTCAATCGCCCCGATCCTCCAGTCATCCTCCATCGCCATTTCCTGAGCGGCTCGGATCTGATCCAGCACTTCCTTCCTGGCAAACGGCTGCAGTTTTCCAGCTTTGTACTTGCCCACAGCCTCCGCCCAGGCCTGCCGGATGTATTCTTTCACCGCTTCCTCGTTGTCATACAACTTATAGGCGAAACTGTTGACCTTTACCGGATAGAACCGCCGGTTCCCTGTCTTGTCCGTCAGGAACTGAGGGTTATTCGTTGTGCCTACAAAAACACACCTGCGCGGAATCGTCTGCACATGTTTTCCGTAAGGCGGACGATAACTGTCTTCCTGGCTCGTGATGTACGCCTTGACGGCCTCCGCCTCTTTCACGCGCGTCATGGCCATCAGCTCGCCGACCTCTCCGATCCACACCCCGCGGATCGTCTCTATGCCTTCCTTTCCGCTGATGGTCTTGATCTCCCGGAAGAACACTTCGTCCATATTCAGCCACCGGACAATGGTGCTTTTGCCTGCCGCCTGTGTGCCGATCAGGACGATCATGTCATCGAACTTGCACCCAGGTTCATAGGCGCGGTGGATCCCGCCGGCAAAGATCAGCCTGGAGCATTCCCTCGTATACTCGTTGTCCTCAGACTTCATGACGTCGTGCAGGAACTGTTCTATCCGCGGCTTTCCGTCCCATTGCAGGCTTTCAAGAATATCCAGCAGCGGGTTGACCTTGTGGTCCTTGAAGTAGATCGCCAGCGCGTCGGCCAGCTTTGCCTGGCTGTACATTCCGTAAGCGCTTTCAAAGTACGCCCGGCATTCGCTTTCCTGGGCGTCCGTCCACTCAAGCCACTGTTTCCGGTGCTTGCACCACCATTCCGGCTTCCCGGTCATCTCGTTCAGCCGGAGCTTGTTTCCGTAGTGGTTGGTGATCAGTTTGTAGAAGTTGTCTATGGTGGCCTTCACCTGGATCGGTCCGGACTTGTTGCCGGCCAGAAGGCTGACGCTGCTTTTCCATTGCTGTCCGTCTGTTTCTTCGAAGTCCGGTGTGTTCAGCTCGTTCTCCGCGCCTTCCTCCGCCATTCCGCCACCTCCTCCCGGAACTCATTGATCACCGTTTTCCGATATTCGTCGTACTGGTCGTCGTCTTTCCATTTGAGGATCTCTGTCCATTCGCCCGCCGTTACGCTCTGAATGTCGTTATCCCGTTTTTTCTCCAGCAGGCGGACCATAATCAGCCTGGTCTTCTGCTCCGCCTCGATCACCGCCGTCAGCGTATCGAGGTAGGCGTTGACCGCGTCAACCACACGGTCGAGCCATTCCTGTTTTCGCTTTTCACTCGTTGCTTCCAGGGCGTTTTCTGTAGGATCCATCAGGCCAAGGTGGAGCGACGCGTCTATCGCCCTGACAGCGATGCCGAATTTGCAGTTTTCGTGTTCCATCACAAAATCAATCACGGACCCGCCGCGTCCGCAGCCGAAACAGTGCCATCCTCCCGTGTCCTGGTAAACCTTCAGCGAAGGATTCCGCTCTCCATGGAACGGGCACGGCATCATTCCGCGCTTTGTTCGGTATCCGTACAGCTGCAAGATCTGGTCCATGGTCACCTGGTCGCGGATCGCCTGCGCTGCCTGTCTGATGTCTATAAGTCATCCCTCCCGAAGTATCCGGCAGGAACAGGCTTCCGTCCGCCCTTGTACAGGTCGTTGAATGTATCAAGCACCGCGTTCATCAGATGCCATCCGAGCGGATTGTTGTTGATATCCAGGTCAATGCCAAACTGCCCGACATCCTGGGAGAACTGCTGCCACTGATCTTCCGTTTCGATGATCTGACCGCGCCATTTTTCGTAAAACTGATATGCCAGGCGGAAGGATTCATTCTCTTTTTCGTTCATGTTCTCACCCCTGAAAGGTAATCAATCAGTAACTTCCCTGTGCTGTGCCAGTCGCAGAACCGGAACTGAACGCCGTATTCCCGCGTCATGGTGATCAGTACTTTCCGCAGCGTCTCCGGGCTGAACTTGTGCATCGGAAGCCCGTCCCAGCCAATGGGAGAGCGCCACCAGTCAAGGCGCCCTCCCGGCAGTTTTTCTTCCGTCAGGATGATCAGCTTAATCCCGCAGCGCTGAGCCCGGAGGCACTCATCCCGAAAACGGTCGTGCTCCTGGAAGCAGCAGCTGGCCAGCTCCGGCACGCCGTACTTCGTGTCAACAGAGATGTCGCCCTTCCCGGCGATCTGGTAATCTCCCACGTTCAGCGCCTGGCGGATGATTTCAATATCATGGCGGTTGCAGTACTGATGAATGTTCCGGTGCTTTCCTGCCTGCTGGCGCGTATCCTCATAAAGCACCATCCGGACCACCTCAGAACGGGAGTTCTTCCGTATCCAGCTCGACTTTCGTGAATCCGCTCGGATCCGCTGATGCCGGCGCGGAGGTTTCAGCGCTTCCCATCGTGTCGGGCTTCCTCTTCATCGGCTTGACCAGGCCGTTCCGAACATCCTCCACGACTTCAAGCTTGCCAATCTGCGTGTACTCGATTCCGTTGTAGGATCCTCCGCGGACATTGATGCCGACGATCTTTCCCTTCAGCTCGCCGATATGGTCCGTATCGCCATCAAAGTGGAAACCGGGATTACTCTGCTCAATGCACCAGATCGAGTTGTTCAGCGTCTTCAGATCCCATTCCGGGTGCTGGCGCTTCGTGTTGTTGGCATCCGGGATCTGGATCCGGAAGTCGCCCTTGTATTTCGCTTCATACTTGTCTTCGTATTCCTTGTCCTTGTTGTAGCGCTTCGTGTAGTACCCGGCCCACTCGCCTTCGATGATGTCCAGGCGGAGGACGATCTGCTGATCCGGCGCCTTGCCGTCAATCTTCACGTTCTTGATGCCGCATACGTATGCTCCTTCCGGCAGCATGGGGAAACTCTTTTTCGGTGCCTCGCTTTTGAATCCGCTGATCTTTGCCATGTTAAATAGCCTCCATTCCGTAATATTCTCTGATGGTTTTATCTACAAATGCCAGGTCGTTCGGAATCTTCGCCTCGAACATGTCTTCCGGGCTCTTTGCCGTGTCCGTGCCGTCGCTCTGGGTGCTGAACCAATGCTCCTGCCCGTCTGTCCGGCAGTGGAGCACGATGTCAAAACACCCCTCCAGCGTCAGCTTTTCATCCAGCATCTTTCCGATGGTTTTCGCCTTCAGGCGTCCCGTGTTGCTGTCCGTTTCCGGGTGATGCAGGAAATATACAATCGTGTCATCCGGCAGTTCGTTGTTGACCAGGTGCACAAGGTTCCGGAAATTCGCTCCGATGTCCACGAACTTGTCAAATCCCTTCTCGTTTGCCCGGTCAAAATATTCGTTAGCCATGATGTACTGGCTGTCATCGATCACGTAGACCTTCGGGGCCTTTTTCTTGTCTTTCGGGTTCCGGAGCGCGGTCTGGATCACGACGCTCTGGCGGTATACAGTTTTCTTTCCGTCTTCTTCCTTCACCATGTTCCGGACTTTGTAAATCGGAAACTGTTTCCGGAACGGCAGCCGGTTCTTCTCGCAAAGGAAGATGCCGACCTTTGACGGATCCAGGTTCTTGATGGCGTAGGTCTTGCCGCTGCCAGACTCACCGATAATCAGAACAGGAATACCCATTACTTAATCACCACGCTTTCCGTCTCTTCCAGCGCCGCGCCAGGAATTTCGTACCCATCCTTCAGCGCCTTCTTAATATCATCTTTCCTAAGTTCCGGATCTTTGAATCTCAAGAACCGCTCCGGCTTTTCCAACGTCTGCAGAAACCGGATCAGCGCTCCTTCGTTTTCAACGGTCAGTTTCTGGCTGTGCGTCTGGTACACGTTGCATCGCGGCGTCTTCAGCTTCTCACCCCTCAGGGCGTACAGCAGCCAGGTCTTCAGCGCGGAGATCTTGTTATCCAGCGCCTTTTTCCGCGCTGTCAGTTTGTCAGCCTCTTCCTTCACGGCGGCAGCCTCCGCGTTCAGGTCCTTCACCCACAGGGCGACGCCTTCCAGCTTCCGATCGCGTTCCATCTGCAGAGCGTCCAGTTTTTCAGAGTCCAGGATCTCACCGGTTTCCATGTCCACACAGTCCAGGATTTCCTGGTCGATTTCATACAGTGCTCTCATTTCTTTTTCATCCTTTCCAGATTGTTCATCGCCGCCTCGAAGCACGGGTGCGGCTGCTGGATGTCGATCCGGTAGCTTATAACCTTCCCGTCAGAGAAGGACACCTTGATCGTCTCCGGATACTTGCTGTCCTCGTGTTCCCATTCGCCGTGCACCATCGGCAGCGGCATCACGCGGATCTCAGGCATGTCATTCGCCCCCCCTCTGTCAGGACGTCATAGATGTCCATCTGGCCAACAATCTGACCTGAGTGGCTGATCTTGTCGCTCACAGTTCCACCCCCAGCGCATCCAGGATGTCCGGCAGCTCCTCCATCAGATTCTTCCATCCAAGCGGGCTGAGGCTTACTTCGTCGCCTTCGACCGTCCGCCAGTCAATGCTCTCGAACTTCTTATCGTAGTAGAACTCTCCGAACTGTTCCGTCCGAATGCCGGTGACCGTATATTTCTTTTCCTGCTTCTTCGGCTTCTCCGGAGTCTCCACAATCTGCACCTTTTCCGCTTCCGGTGTCTCAATCTTCAGCGGACCGGACAGCTTCACGGTGGGCACCTGTTCCACCTTCTTCCGCTGGATCCTGTCCGGCAGGCTGTTGTACTTGTCCGGATCCAGCTCTTTCAGCTCCGCCCGGATCCTCCACCAGGTAGAATCAGGGTTCCTGCTTCCGTTCTCAGCCAGGAACGGCCGCGGATCTCCGCCGTCAAGCGCGATCTGGACCGCCTTGTCAGCGATCAGTTCGGTAATCACTTTCTTCGCAGCCATCTTTTTATTCACTCTCTTTCGTATTGCTTTATTCATCTTTTTAAGATCCTTGGTGGCGTCCACAAACATGCAGTTCTCACTGCAGTAGAACGTCGGTCCGCGTCTGTACACGTAGAACTCAGGCCATGTGACGACGTGATATTTCCCGCATATCGGGCAAGTGTTCATCACAGCGGATTCGCCTCCAGCCATTCAGCCTGGATAAATCCGCGGCTTGTGCATGCCCATCCGTCAGCAATGAAGAACACAGACACGTCGCACCCGTTCCGGATCCACTTCTTATCCGTCTGCGGCCCGCCGATCCATCGCCGGCAAGCGGCCTGCTTTTTCGCCACGCATACGTAGTTCTGATAGACTGCTTTCGGCTCTTCCGTTACGACGTACCCGACATACACCCATCCGGCGCCGTATTCACCGATGTTCAGCACATGCACCCATCCGTCTTTCGTTTCGCCGTCCGTCTGGAAACTGTCGCAGGCTTCCAGATATCCCACCTGCTCGCTTTTCTTGTCCGGGCGCTTCCGCACGTTCACCTGTGATCCTGGCCGGCACATCACCCAGCAGGTCGCCGGATGGTCCTCCGCGTTGGCTGCCGTTCCGATCATGTAGCCGATTCCTGCGGCGGTGATCACCAGCAGCAGGATGATCAGGATCTTCCTTGCCTTGTCGCTGTTATTCGTGTTATAATTCATGAGTAATCTCCTTTCGTTTCGAGAGGAACTCACACCGCTGGCGCTTGCTCCGTCAGCGGTCCTTTTTGTCTCTCTGACCATTCCTGATATTCCGCCTCAAGCTCCGGATCCGCGAATGTGCCGTCAGGATTCGTGATGCTTTTAATCATCCTGGCGAATGCGGAAGCCGCTGGCCGGAGGTTCGGATCTGTGCCGGTGTACTCTGCCCGGATCTCATAGTCAGCCATCAGGATCAGCTTCTTCCCTGGTCAGCGCGGCGACCAGCTGCTCCCGCATCTTCATAATCCCGCGGTTGTACGCCGCCACACTCGCGTTTTTCAGCAGGTATAGCTGCTCATCGCCTTTGCTGATCATGATCATGTCCGGATCCCGCTGAGAATCCAGCGCCAACTTGTCAATCATCGGCAGCAGGTCTTTCAGATAGAAGCTTGTGTAATCGCTTGCCATGGTTTCGCCTCCTTCCCTCGCTTTAAGTTAACGCTTGCCGAAAAAAATATAATCAGCAGGATAGTTGTACAGCCGGCAAATCTCCATAACCTTGTCGTAGCCTGGAACGGTTTTCCCTGTTTCCCAGCTTCTGAGAGTCTCCGCTGTAACGTGCAGTTTAGCCGCTGCAACCTCTTGCAGAAATCCGGCGTTTACTCGCGCAGCTGCAAGCGAAATTTTCGGCGGGTAATTTGCTCCCTCCATATTGTGGTTTTCCTCCTTTCTGATTGTTGAGAACCACTATCAGTATACTCGCTTAAAGTAAGATGTCAAGCATAAAGCGAAAAATTTTTCTGTTCATGCTTGTTTTTCTCGCCTTTATCGAATATACTAAGGTTCCAAGGAGGAATGAATATGCCAGACAATGCCAGGGAAATCTTCGTTAAAAATCTTCGTTTTCTGATGGATGCGAAAGGAATCACCCAGGCGGACATATGCCGGGAGCTGAATATATCGTCCGCCACTGCATCTGATTGGTGCTCCGGGAAAAGGTATCCGCGCATCGATGCAATGCAGCGACTGGCCGATCTTCTGGGTGTTCTGTATTCCACGCTGACAACTGAGCATGGAATTCAGGACTATGAGGATCAACAGAGACTCGAAGCGCTTCACCAGAATCCAACTCTCCGGCTGCTGTTTGACAAGCAAAGGACGCTTGATGATTCAGATCTGACCGCTGTGCTTGCTGTTGTCAACGCAATCAAAAAGGAACGTGATCCGGATGCCTGACATCCCGGTAGTACTGAAAGACTTACCCGTGAAAATTCACGGGTTTGTCTGTCTTGGATCAGATTATGAACCAATTATTATCATCAATTCGCGATTGTCCTTTGACCAGCAGCGAGAAGCATACAAGCATGAGCTGATGCACATCCAGCGCGGAGAGATGTTTGATATAAATTATCACGAATATGAACAATAAAAGGAGGTTCAATCAATGAAGCGACTGGTTGTTGTTATCATGATCATGGTCATGATCATGCCTACCGTTGTTATCGCTGAAAATTATGCTGGATGTTGGGGAATATGGATACCAAAGTCAGCAACACTCGGAAACGGGAATCTTTCTTTTATTATTATTTTGAACGAAGATCATACTTTTTCCTGGCTTCTGGTAGACGACAGCGTACCTGATGATTATTATGCAGATACATGCTCTGGCAAATGGGAAGCAGATGGAACAAGAGTATACATAACAAATGAATCAGGCGAAAAAGGATGGCTTGATTTTGCAGATGATATGCTATGGATTGATATGTCAGGGAAACGAGCAGGGCTTAAGAAACTGCCAGATTATGACATCAATCAAATGGTATATGACTAAGGAGGCCGACCATGTCCACCGCAAATAAGCAGCTCACAACATGCAAGCCAAAGACGGCCGTGGCATATGCCCGCTACTCGTCCGCAAGTCAGCGCGACGTCTCCATTGAGCAGCAGCTGCGTGACATCCGGGCGTATGCTGAGCGCGAAGGTTATACAATCATATATGAGTATGCCGATCACGCGAAGTCAGGCTTCAAAAACGTGGAGCGCCGGACAGAGTTCCAGGCTATGATCAGGGCAGCGGCTTCCGGAGCGTTTGACACTGTCATTGCCTGGAAGGTGGATAGGTTCGGCCGGAACCGGCGCGAATCCGCAACGTACAAGGGACAGCTCGCTGATAATGGCGTCACGGTGGTCTATGCTATGGAGCCGATCCCAGATGGAGCTGCAGGCGTCCTGACGGAAGGAATGCTGGAAGCCATGGCGGAATGGTATTCAAAGAACATATCAGAAAACACAAAGCGCGGTCAGCATGATAACGCTATCAAAGGACTGTATAACGGCCATGTGGCATACGGATACAGCCGAAGCTCTGACAACCGGTTCATGATTAACGAACCTGAGGCCGCTGTTGTCCGGAAGATATTTGACCTGTACAGCCAGGGCCAATCCTTCGCGCATATCGCGCGGATCCTGGAAGAAGACGGTGCCCTTACTAAGAACGGCAGGCCCTTCCAGAAGGCTACAATCCTTTATATTCTGACAAATGATAATTATATTGGCACCTATCATTTTGCGGACGTCCGGCTGCCGGGCACCATGCCGGCGATCATTGATATAGACACATGGGAGCGGTGCCAGCTGCAGCGGAAAAATACTTATAAGAAGAATGGGAAGTGCCCGGAACCGTATTACCTGTCCGGGAAAATGTTCTGCGGTGTTTGCGGTGCTCCTGTCTACGGGTGCTATGGAACCGGCAGGAATGGGAAAAGATATGCGTATTACATCTGCAAAAATAACAAGCTCAAACAATGCTCAAGTCATTATGTTCACAAGCACATCATTGAGAAACCCGTGTTCGACTTCCTGTTTGGCAAGATCCTGACAGGTCCACTCCTTGAAAAGTTTGTTGACGCTGTATCTGCGAGCCTGAAGGCCAGCATGGGGAAATCGCCGAAGCAGCTGCTTGAGGCGGACCTCCGCGATACAACCAGGAAGATTGATAACATCACCCGCGCCATCAGTGAAGGCATATGGTCAAAACAGACGGCCTCCATGCTGGAAGATCTGAACAAGCGGGCGGATGATCTGCAGCAAAAAATTGCATACCATCAGATGACAGACGAAAAGGTCATTTCAAATGACAGGATCCGTTTTCTGATGCATAAGATCGCAGACGGCAGGCGCGATGATCCGGAATACCTTAGGATCATCATGCAAACGTTCATCAACTCTGTTACGATTTATGATCACTGGCTGAGAGTTGTTATCAACGCAGCGGAACACGTCGGCCAGATCCCGCCGGAAGACCTTCCGCCGATTGAGATTTTGCCTGATGGGAATGGGTTCGACTTCCGTTCAGTCAGCGCGCGTTCGCTTTACGTTGTCGAACCATACCCTGTGATCGTCTTCAAGATAGCGATATAAAAAAAGCGCCCTGGGAATTCATAAATCCCAGGGCTCATTTCATAAATTGTTTTAGTTTTCATCGGGAGGTTGGATTTTCGGCTGGCTGTCGACTTCCGGTAAGCCACCCAGCGATGTCAGCATACTGAGGACAAAGCTCACCCCACTCACACTGAGCGCACGGAGCCAGTCGATCTCCGAAAAAGCTGCACCGACTGCAATCATCGCTGCAAAAGTTTGTGCGAAAGTCCTGATGGCTCTGATCAGCGCTGCCAGCGCCCACTCTTTCCAGTTCCATTTCATCTCATTCCCCTCCTTAATTAGTAGAAGTAGTCGCAGGCGCCGCCGATCCTGCCGGCTGGCCCGCTGCCTGCATCTGCGGAACCGGCCTCGAAGGGCCCAGCGGCAGATCTAAGAACTTAGTACGCAGGTTATCCATCACGCCGTTCGCGCCGAGTGCGTGATATTGAACATATACATTTTCGAGATTTGAGCGGTCATCCTCGTCCGCCCAACCCTGGTTACGGTAATACTTATACCCCTGGATCAGACGGTCCCTCAGTAGCGCCTGGACACCGCGCTTGATGGCCCGGATCTGCACCCAGATCGTGATAATTACACCAAGCAGCAGTGCCGGCACGCCGGCAGCCTTCACAATGTCCCACCAGTTCAAAACAGATCACCCTTTCCTGATATAATCGTCCATGACAAAGCCTTGCTTGTTGTTATATCCGACATAGGTCCATCCGTCCGGGAGATCCATCAGCTGGACGGTTTTCCCGTTCGGGATCTGCACGACGATCTTGCAGGACTTGTCCGGTCCCTGGCGCATGTTCAGCGCTCCGCCGACCACCACCGCAGTGCTCTTCTCCGGCTCCGGTTCGGGGGCCGGCGGGATCGGCTCAGGCTGCACGCCGTTATAGAGCCCGGCCGGCAGCGCCCAGTGCGTCCACTTCTTGTTCCGGGTCGTGAAGTGCTGGACGCCGGAGCTGCACTCCACCGTTTCGTTGTTGTACCCGAACCCGGTATGCTCCATTTTGGTGCCTTTCTTCACGAACAGGCAGACCAGCCTGTCCGCCGGCATGGCATCGATCGTTCCTTTGCTTTCCCAGTTGGAAGCGCTGTTCCACTGGCTGGTGGCTCCTTCTCCGAGCAGATCAACGCCGACCCTCAGCAGGCACCAGTCCGTGAAGCCCCTGCAGTCGAAGCACCTGGTCCGTTTTCCGTCCGGGAACCACTGGCAGCCGGCACACGTCCCGCCGTCAAAAGCCTTGCATTTCGTCTTGATGGTCGGGTGCGCGTCGCTGTAGCGTTTTTTCCGTTCCGCTACGGTGCAGTACGCGCCCCAGGCTCCGAACACATACGCCCAGCCCTCGCAGGCAAGCGCGGCATTCCAGACGATCCAGGCGGGATCCTTCCCTTCGTTCTTCCACTGGATCACCAGGGCGTCAACATAATCAGCGCTGTTCATTTCTTTTTCCTCCTGTTCCATGGTAAAAGGTCAGGGCAGCACAGGCAGAAAGAACCTACAAAGCAGATAATTATGATAACGATCGCTGCCAATCCCAGCCAGTTCATGTTTCAACCTCAGGAAGATAGTTGAATTGTCCGAAAGTCCTCTTTTCGATTTGGAACCCGTCGACAGTGGAAAGCGTAACGGTCTGGATCTGGCGAGTGTCAACCTTGCACATCGCGCCCCAAGTCTCGGACATGTCGCCTTCAGCACGTCGCTGCGTCTTTTCGATGTCATTCTGGTAGTTCTTGCTGTCAAAGGTCTTAGGATACCCGCTCAGGTTGTTGAACGTTCCGTTCGCGTCTACGACAAACGCATTCACAATAAAGATCTGACGCATGTAGCCCATGGGATTTACCTCTCTTTCATTGCAAATAAAAATGCAGGAAAAAGTTTTGTTCGCTTTTCTTTCCTGCACTTTCGGCATATAATTGGTATAAGAAAAGAGCGCTTGCGGCTGGCACCGCTCACGCTCCGGCGGAAGATGTGGTAGTAGCACACCCTCCATAGATTGATGTTAACACATTCTTTCGCCCGAATCAAGAAAGGATGTGTTTTTTGTGTCTTACGAAACCTTCAGGACCGACTTT